CATTTGATGGTGAATAACAAGACGAATAAAGATTACATGCAAAAATTATGTAGTCTGATAGAGGCTGAAGGTTATCATTATTTTTTTAACACACAAAAAAATAGATTTTTTGTATTATTGGAAAAAGAAGGCTCAATTGAAAAAGACAAAGAGTTTACTAAAGCAACTATTAGTTCGTATAAAGAAAAAAATACTGTTATCGAAAATCAGGTAAAAAATGTCGAAAAACGTGAATCGAGAGACATAAAAGATAATTATAATATTTTACACATTGAGCCTGAAAATACTAATCAATCAAAAAATATCATAATAGAAGACATGATGATGTCTGATTCTAGGGCAGGTAATGAGGTTGTCTTAAAAAAATATTATGATGTTACTCAAACTGATTTGGAGAAATACGATATCATCATTAATCACGATTCTTTTTTAAGCGAGAAACTTCAGCAGATGTACATTCCTTTTATGAATTGCATACACGAAACTGATGAAGTGAATGAGGAATTCATATCTAAATCACTTTTAAATATGTCAACTAAAAGATATGACAATTCTAAATATGATTTTCATCATTTGAATATTGGAACTTATAAAGAAAAATATTTTAATAAAGGAGAACGAAATACTGTTTTTAGGTTTCCAAATTCGCCTAAGTTGATATGCGTAGAGAGAAATTTGTCAAAATCTTCTGCACATCTATCTTTACTGGTGGCCAGAGAAATGCACTTACCTGTTATAATTATAACACCAGAAGCCGATGAAAATTCAAGTCAATATAAATCTTTAATTGAAATATTAGGTAATTTTGATACTGAACATGATACCGTTTCTCATTTAAGAGAAATAAGTGATGAAGAATTAAACAATTTGTACAACGATAATCATTTTTTTCTGAATTTAAATGATAATTATTTGACTTCAGATACTTTAAATGCCATGTCAACTGGTATGGTTTGTTTTTCTGTAACTGATGAAAAATCGATACCTGGATTAATATCTATCGAAAAAACAAAAAATTCTATCATAGAAAATATAAGAAAAATTTTAAGAGATGGTTCTTATGACACCATTAGTGATATTGCAAATAATTTTACTATAGATAAAACTTGGGATAAATGTTATAATTTGAATAAAAATTTATATGATAAATTTATAGAATTAAGAAATGGCGTTCCTGTGACAATGAAAGACCGCTTAATTGATACATATGAAAATACTAATGCAAGAGCCGAACAACCTGAAATAATAGTAGAGAAAATAGAACCACACTTAGAGATTGATTTTAAAGATGGTAATCCTATTGCCACATTGCGTTGTGAAGAAAACGAGTCTTATAACATAGTGTTTAAAAATCAAAATACCGGTCAAATATCTTTTTCAACTGTTTTGCCTTGTAATCACTGGGGTGCCGTGAGTGAAAAATACTTTGTCCCTTGGTTGATTTATATTGAAAATATTGAAACCGGAGAAGTCGTATTTGAATATAATTTACTAGAAAAAATACAGAACAAAAAAACTCATATTTACTTTGATTCTAAATCACTCGGAGATAATATTGCATGGATTCCTGCGGTAGAAGAGTTCAGAAAAAAATATAATGTAAAAAATATTACATGTGCAACATTTTTAAATGAATTATTTGAAAAAGAATATCCTGAAATAAAATTTATAGAACCAAATACTGGTTATGATGATTTTGAAATACAATATAGAATACCTTGGTTAGAAAAAGGTCAGCATAATCCAATAGATTGTAGAGAAACTTCTTTACAGAATTTGTGTGCTAGTATTTTAGGGTGTGAAGGAATGACAGAAGTTTCTGCTAAAATCACAGTAAAAGAAAAAGAAACCGAATTGAAAAAACCATATGTTGCCATTGGAATGCAATCTACGGCCCAAGCAAAGTATTGGAATAATCCTGGAGCCTGGAACAAACTGACTGACTATATTCAGAAAAAAGGCTATGATGTAGTTTTTGTCGATAAGCATGAGCATTTTGGAAAAGAACCCCACATGAATTCGAATCCGCCAAATGCCATTAAACGCAATGAGAGAACACTTGACCAAACAATTGCAACGATTGCTGGTTCTCAATTTTTTATTGGAATAGGTTCTGGTTTATCCTGGATTTCTTGGGCTCTAAATAAAGAGGTAATACTTATTTCAGGATTTAGTCAACCTTTCTCCGAATTTCATAATAAATGTACAAGAATTATTAATACTGATGTGTGTCATGGTTGTTATAATCGTGTAAAACTGGACCCATCAAATTGGACATGGTGTCCTGACCATGAAGGAACTGATAGAATGTTTGAATGTACAAAAAACATTTCGGTGGAATCGGTTTGTGATGCAGTGGATAACGTGATACGAAAATTGACAAATGAATGATTATTTGATACAATTAATTAAAGGAGAGTTTTTGTTAAAAACAATAAAACCTCAAGATTTTACAGAAATTATCGAAGATATTGTAATGAATAAAAGAATGACATATTTAGATGCTATAAGCCATTATTGTCAAGAAACAAAAATGGAACCAGAAACGGCAGGTAAATTAGTACAGGGAGTTTTAAAACAGAAAGTAAGAGAAGAAGCTATCGACTTGCATTTTCTTCCAAAAACTGCTACAATACCTGGTATATGATAAAAATGGAACCTTTCGATTGTTACAAAGAATATGTGGCAATCAAAACCCATTTTCGTACTGAGAAGTTTGATTACTTCAAAGGTCGAAATAGGAAAGTTTCATATGAAACTTTCAAAAAAAGAAATGACCAGTTCTTTTTTGTAAGATTGTCTAAAAATTATAAAGATGAGGAAATTGCAAAATTTTTTGTTGCTAATTTTATTGACGATGAAAACCTGTGGATTGGAGAAGCTCTCGACCCACAAGCCGAATTGAGATATAAAGATTGGCAAAAAAGAATACAAGCATTGACTTATTTTTTTAATGAAGACATTGAAAAACTTCTTGAAAAAGATGAGTTTGAAAACTGGTTCAAGGTAGTTGGCAATGAGCATCCTATGTTGCTAAAGTTGGCAATTGCTAAATATATCAGTATAGAAACGTTCTCTATACTGAATTTGTTGACGAATTTTATTTCTGATTGGGACAACCAGATAAAAGAAAAAATTGTCTGGCCTCGATATAAAAGTAAAGTTCTGAAGTATTCTCCATTTTTGGAGGTGGATAAGAAAAAGTTTCGTAAATTATTACGAGACAAAATAAAACAAAATACAACGTAATACAACGAGATATGAAAGGAATATATGTCTTCACTATCCTCACTTAAAAAATCCCGCAACGACTTCATGAAAAAACTCAATAAAGAAATTGAGAAGATTGAAAGTCCACAAGACACCAAAAATTATACAGATGATAGATTCTGGAAACCAGAAGTAGATAAGTCTGGAAACGGTTATGCCGTGATTCGTTTTCTCCCTCCAGTTGACGGAGAAGATATTCCATGGGCAAGAGTTTTCAATCATGGATTTCAAGGACCAACAGGTCTTTGGTACATTGAAAATTCTTTGACTACTTTGGGTAAGAAAGACCCAGTTTCAGAATACAATACATCACTCTGGAATTCAGGTGTCGAAGCAAACAAAGAAATCGCTCGTAAGCAAAAACGTAGATTGACTTACATGAGTAACATCTATGTGGTTTCTGACCCTAAAAATCCTCAAAACGAAGGTAAAGTTTTTCTGTATAAATTCGGAAAAAAGATTTTCGATAAGGTCAATGACTTGATGAATCCTGAGTTTGAGGATGAAAATCCTGTAAATCCATTCGACCTTTGGGAAGGTGCGAACTTCAAATTGAAGATTCGTAAAGTAGAAGGTTTTCAAAATTATGATAAGAGTGAATTTGAAAAACCTTCACAACTTCTTGAAACGGACCAAGAACTTGAAAAAGTTTGGAAGTCACAATATCCTCTTAATGAGTTCACATCGGAAGAGAACTTTAAAACTTATGATGAGTTAAAAGAGAGACTTGACTTGGTTCTTGCTCTTGGAGGACCTAGTTTTCCTACACCAAAAACAACTCCTGTTGAAGAACCTGTCGTTCAATCAACACCGAAAGCAACTACTGCGGAAGAAGATTTTGCGGTAAAGTCATCAACTGATGAAGATGATGAGGATATGTCTTATTTTGCTAAATTGGCAGAAGAGAATTAATATACTATATTATCTTTAAAAGATACGTGAGAAGACGGTGCAGGCAACATCTCAGTTACATTGAATTGTTCTTGCACCGTTATATTTTTATTATCTACAATATTTGGTGCAGATGGTGGCATCACAATTGGGGTTGCCATTTCTCTTCT